GGCAGACAGTTAAACATGACTGCTGGAGAGGCTCGATCTTTTAATAGATCTTTACAAGACGCTGCATTTAACAGCAATAACATTTATGTAACATCTAAAAAGCTTTTAGAATCACAAGTAGATCTAACTCAACAATTAGGAACTGTAAACCTTCTTAGTAGAGAAATTCTAGAAACTAATATAGCATTAAAAGAATTTGCAGGTCTTGAAGAAGGCACTAGAGCTAGAATAGCTGAGCTTTCGATAACTACAGAAAAATCAAGTCAAGGCACTGTAAAAGGAATACTAGCTCAAGTAGCAGGACTTAAAAAAGTTACAGGAATAGAGTTTCAAAGTCAGCAGATATTAAAAGATATATCATCACAATCAGGTGTTATAGCTTTGCAATTTTCTAAATATCCTAAAGAAATGACTAAAACATTGCTTACTGTAAAAGCAATGGGTTTAGAATTAAAAGATTTAGATTCAATAGCAGATTCTTTTTTAGATTTTGAATCATCAATATCAAAAGAGTTCGAAGCACAACTATTAACTGGTAAACAAATTAATTTAGCTAAAGCTCGTGAAGCTTTTTTAAATAACGATCTTGCAACTGCAGCTTCAGAAATAACTAGACAAGTAGGATCTGCTAATGATTTCTTAAAACTTAATCGTATACAAGCTGAATCTTTAGCTACTTCATTTGGTATGAGTCGTGATCAACTAGGTGAAATGCTTCGTAAACAAGAGATATTGGCTAAAGTTGGAGGAAAGCAAGGCGATACTGCTAAAGAACAATTAAGACTTGGTTTAGAAAGATATAAAAATCAAGAAGCACTTTCTGAAGCTATAGGAAGAGAAAATTATCAAGCTCTAGTTAATATGTCTGTTCAAGAAAAGATTGCTAGTTTTATAGAAAAGATAAAGCAATCTATAGTTGATTTTGTAGAGAGAACAAATATAATTAGTAAAATAGAAAACTTTGTCAATATGCTACAAAATCCTGATACGATGCGTGGCATATTAGGAAAGATAAGAGATACCATTTCAAGTTTTATAGCAATAGTAGGAGAGCTTTTAGCAGACATTATTGAAGTAGGAGGTGAAGTAGCAAACTTTTTTACTTTTGGAAAAAAAGGAGATGTAAGAGAAGCTAAAGCTTATGAATTAGGAGCTAAGATAAGAGCAGGCTCTTTATCAATGTCTCAATCTGTAAGAAGTGTAGGTGGAGAAACAGTATCTGTTCAAGACAATGCTGCTAAAAAAGAAGCAGGATTAAGAAATGAAGTAGCTGCTGCAGCACAAAATAGTATGGTAGGCAGAGCTATGCCTATGGTTGTAGAAGCTAAATTCCAAGGTCCATTCTTAGTAACTGATAATATCCGCATGGCAGAAACAAGATATTCTAATCAAGTCAAATCAGATAATCAAACAGGTAAAATGGGAAAAAAATAATATAAGATGCCTTTAATAGATCTACAATCAAATCTTAAGAACCTCAGGTTCGGTAATGATAGACCAGGATATGGTTCATCAGGGCTTCCTTATATTCAAACCATAATGCCAGATACGCCTAATGCAACTGGTACAGTATTACCTATATATAGACCTGGTTCAACTGGTGGTTTAGATTTTCCTATTAGAGGAGGCCAATTAGAATTTAATTTAGGATCACAATCATTTACTGTTTCTAGTAGAATAGATAGATCAAGGATAAAAAAGTTCTTTGAAGATAAACCAAGAGGCACAGCTTTTATTCAAAAACAAGTAGGGCTTCAATTGTCTAATCCTAAGATTGAAACAGGCAATACTTTATTTGGCATTCCTCAAGGAATTCCTTATCCAGGATTACTTGAAAATACTAGAATATATAATTTAGGTGCAAATACATTAGCTCAAGTAGGAGTATCTGGAACAGGTTTTCACGCTATTAGGCATGGTTTAATACCATTTAATCCGTTCCAAAAGTTCTACTATGATATAGTAAACAAGCAAAACGTAACAAACCAGAAAGGTACCAATAGGCTTGTGAATCTAACTGCATTAAAGATGACAATCGGAAGTCCTTTTGTCAACCCAGCGAATGTACCAGATATCAATCTAATAAATACTCTAGGCATATCTCTAAACAGAAACATGATTTTTCAATACTTAGGAGGGCCTAGCTCTGTTTACGGTATTGGTACAACTACAATTCCTAGAGTTGTTGATACTACTAAACTAGTATCTAGTAGAGCTATGATTTATAATCAGCTCTATCAACAAAATCTGAATAAAACATATACTCGTAATTCACAAACAGATCCTAACGATTACATAAAACAAACAAACTATAAAGATTTTAGAGAAGAACTTGCAGGTGTTTCTGGTTCGTATAACTTTATTCCTTGGGGAGGTGATTCAGTAGACAGGTTTTATGTGTATAATACAACTACTGGTAGATATGGAGCTGATAAATTGAATCAAGCATATCCTTTTTTATTTAATAGTAAAGACAACGCTCCTTGGGAAATTGCACCAGATGGATTACAAGATCTTATTAAGTTTGTGTTTGAAGGAATATCTAATGACAATCCTACTGTTTCAACAGCGATTTTCTTTAGAGCGTTTTTAACCGCTGGTATAACTGATACCAATAATGCAGAGTTAAACTCATTTAAATATTTAGGTAGAGGAGAAAACTTTTTTACTTATCAAGGTTTTAATAGATCAATAAGTTTTTCTTTTAGAGTAGCTGCTCAATCTAAACAAGAATTAAAACCTATGTACAATAGGTTAAATGCACTAATAGGACAAGTTTACCCAGATTATAGTCTTGGACAAGGGATAATGAGAGCTCCGGTTGTTCGTGTAACCATAGGAGATTATTTATATCGAGTTCCTGGTTTTATTGAAAATATTAATTTAACTGTAGACAATAATAATCCTTGGGAAATTAATTTAGATGGAGATCTTGCGCAACTTCCACAAGTAGTAGACGTAGCAATTACATTTAGACCTATTCTTGATGTACTTCCTAAGAGACCATCAACTCTTGTTGAAACAGTTAAAACCACGCCTGCAGGATTTGGTCTCACAGCAGGGTTGTTTGAAGATGTGGAAGAAAAAACTAGGTTTGATATTAACCCTCTAATTGCAAATACTCCAAATAATTTTATATCACCAAGTTTATCTGATGTTGATAATAATTCTTCTATTACTACAACTAGAACTAGATTAACACAACCTGTAAGAACTAATACAATAGCTACGGTTTCTAGCACTTCAACAACTAATACTCCACCTAACCCATCTAGAACTCCTATAATTCCTAGACCTAGAAGTGGAGGATTAGGATCTTTAGGAATAGATGGCTTTGATTAAATTTTTAATAGAATAAGAATATAGTAATGGCATCAAGATATCAAAATATACAAGTTATTAAATACGCAGCAACAGGTAGTGAATACTATGTAAATAATGTGTATCCTGAAATACCTGTCACTAATGACGATAATTATATTATTACAGTATTAGGTGATAGATTAGACTTGTTAGCTTTCGATTTCTATGGAGATTCTTCTTTATGGTGGGTAATTGCTTCTGCAAACGCACTACCAGGAGATTCTTTAGTAGTAGAACCAGGAACACAACTTCGTATACCTGTAGATTTAATTGGTGCAATTAATACATATAAGTTGATAAACGCAACTAGATAGTTATGTCGCTTAATAATAAGATATCAAACATTTTAGGAACAGCTCTTCCTAATTGGTTAATAGCTCAATTGAATAAAAGAGCTAATGAACTTGGTCAAGAAGTTAGAGACACTGATAATATTTTATATCTTTCTAATAAAAGTGCTTGGGTAAGAGTTGTTTCTTCTATTGATATAATTAATCCATCTGATTTAAATTATTTTCAAAGAGAAATAGGTCCTAATATACGAAACCCGCAAGATCTAGCAAAAGAGTTTGTTTTATTCGGTGGTACTTCAAAATACTTAAACCAAAATGAGTATAAACAAAGAGCAGGTCTTGGCAAAGATGGGTCCTATGGTATGTTAGGAGATTCGGAGATACAAAAATACGGTTTTAGACCAATGCCAGGTATTCAATCAGTAACTATTGATACTCAAGGTACTTTAGGATCTTTAAGACTTGCTACAGTTAATTTTAAATGTTGGGATAAAGCGCAATTAGATATTATTGATGCCTTATACTTTAAGCTAGGTTTTACCATGTTTCTAGAATGGGGACATACTTTTTTTTATCCTAATGAAAGTAATACTATTGAGTCTACAGAACTTTATTCAATAGATCCTTTTAGAGAAAATTTATCTAAAGAAGAGATAGCATTACAAATAACTAAAAATATATTACAATCTGATGGCAACTACGACGCCATGATAGGAATTGTAACCAATTTTAATTTTAGTTATAATCAAGAAGGTGGATATGATTGCATGATTAAAATCATGGGTTTAGGAGTATTAGGAGATTCTATTAAAATTAACAATCCTACCGCACTTCCTAGTTTGCTACCAGAAGAAATTGTAGCTCTTAATAATAGGCTTTTAGAATTTGCAAGAGAGGATGCTAGAAAAGCCGCCGCTGCCGCCGCCGCTGCAGCATCAGCAACCGCAGCCACTACAGCTGCTACAGAGCAAGCGCAAAAACCACTAACCCTAGATCAAATTTTATTAGGGCCAAATTTAAATAGAAAAGTAGATTTTGTACAAAGAACAGGAGCTTTTACCTTAACTGATCCTACTAGTAAAACTCAAACCACAGGACTTGCATATACCCCATCAAACCAAGGTAGAACATTTGACAAGTCTGATCTAGTTTATAATATCCCTTCAGTTGGTAGAGTTTTTATATTAAGAAGGTTAAAAGGATTTATTCCTCTAGATATACCAGCATCTACAACTAAAATAAAATTTGATGCTAATAGAATACAAGAAATATTTAAAAAGAATACAACAGACAGTATATATACAGATAATTCTTGGGAAGAACTAGGAGTTTTTGAATCTATTTTCTCTGCTAAGATAGATGATAAAGAAATAAAAGAAGATTCTGAAAATAAAAGTTTAGCAGCATCAATTAAATATCGATCTCAGAATAACCAAAATTATAGAATAGGTTTTAGAAGAAATAGTAGAGCCGAGCCTGTGCCATTAGAAGATCCTAGTATTACTATATTAACTAAAGATACACCTATTTTAATTGGTGAGTTTGCTAACTTAATTACCGAAGCATTAAAAAATAATGAGTTTGATATAACAAAAATAAATGTAAATGATGCAGATATTCAAAAATTGAATGATAGTGCAAGAACTCAAGTTAGTTATCCAAGAGTTGAATTTACTATAGAAACAACAATTACTATAAATAAAGATTTAGAGATTCAAAAAACAGTTGGAAATACTGCTACAGGAATAACAACTCAAAAGGAAACCTTGGCTAATAAAGCATATTCTTTACCTGTAACAATAGTATTTGATGACACTAGTTTTATAAAAAGTTTTACAGTTACAGAAACTCCTACAAATTTTGTACAACCTTCAGATTATATAAATAGTTTGACAGCTCAAAATCAAGTACAAAATCCAGCGGCAGCAACTGTTACTGATCCTCCACCAGCTGAACCTCAACCTCCTACTATAAACCAAATAAAACAAGCATTACAATATCAATCAGGCCTTGAATTAACTTTAAAAACTATTCAAGTACATGCCCTCAACAGAGCTATAAGTACAAAAGGTAGAGATATAGGAGGATTAGTTTTTCCTTTAGATATGACTACAGATAAAGTAGGATCGTCATTTTTTTACAATCAAATATTTTCTGTAGGTATTTTTTCTAAATTTATAAATGAACTTGTAAACGATCAAATAAGTGAAAGTGATGATTTGTTTAAAGTTCAATCTAAATATGGTTTTGCAACTGAGTTCATGGCAGGCAGAACTACTATAAAAGATTTAAACGACAATAATAGTAAAGTAAATTTTAAACAATTATTAACTGCTTACGTAGTTCCTTATGAAATAAGCCAAGAAATTGTATCAGGAATAAATGCAACTCACCCGGTATATATTCCTTTTGGTTTATTAATAATGATACTTAATAATATTTGTACTATCTATGATACTAAAAATGATAAACAACAAACTCCATTAGTTTATATAGATTTTAATCCTAACTTAAATTTCTTTTTAAGTAATACTAAACATCTTAGCACTAATCCTTTCAAAGTATTAATTCCTTATGAAGGAAGCTCTGAAGACTATAAGAGTCTATTTCCTGATGAGATATTAAATAAAGATAAAACTAGTATATTGCCTCTTTCTGGAAGTACGGAACAAGTTCCTTTGTTTGATAAAGGAAACAAAGACAGTCTTTCTCCTCAACTTCCTAAAGTAAAATACGATGGCCTTGAAAACAATAATTACAGAGCCAAGTTAATGAATGTATTACTTAACATAGATTATGTTACAGAAGTAATAAAACAAAATAGCGTAAAAGAAGGGTCTAATAGCGTTTATTTAAAACCTTTTTTAGAGCAAATATTACTAGACGTTAACAAATATTTAGGCGACTTTAATTCTTTAAGACTTGCATATAACGATGGAGCTAATACTTTTCATATTGTAGACGATCAAGTAGCACCACCTTTGCCAGGAGATCGAATACTAGAGCCAGATAATAAAACACAAATTCCTTTAGTCGGAAGGTTTGGATTAGCAAAAAATTTAGAAATAAAATCTGAAGTTAGTACTAAACTAGCTAATATGATTGCTATTTCTGCCAACGCAGACGTAGCAAATAAAGCAACTTTATCTACAAATGGAGACTCATTTGGCTTTATTAACACAAGTTATAAAGATAGGTATATCCCAGTAAAATCAGATTTGTCTTCTAGCTTTGACCCAAAGAAAGGACAACTAGATGGTTTAAAATCTACAGCTGCTCAGTTTAATAAAACAATATCTGATTTTTACGAAACATTCGAAGCATCAGAAGGAAATATTGATCAAGCTACCAACTATTATATAGAGAGGATGAGTAAGATAAAAAACAATGAATATCCTACTAGAGCCTCTACAATGATCCCAGTATCCGTTAATTTTACAATGGATGGAATAGCAGGTCTTACTATGGGTCAAGCATTTAGCATATCAGATGAACTTCTTCCTTATACATACAATAATAGAGTAGTACAATCAGAACCCGGATTGTCTAGAGATCACGTTAATAAAGTAGGGTTTACAGTAGTAGGTTTAACTAATACGATTGAAAATAATACATGGAATACTTCTGTAAAAGCTAACATGATATTTTTAAAATATGCTACTGAATTTAGTGGATCTGTAAAAGAAAAAGTTGGAGTTGTTAAACCTAAGCAAACTCAATTATTAGGATTAGATGGAAATACATTAACCGCAGGTATAATAAAAGGAATAATAGAAGCTAGACCATATACAGAAGAAGAATTAATAAAGTATGTAATTATTGAAACAGAAGGTGGATACTTTAATCCATGGATGTATAAAGAAAATCCTATAAAGTTTAAGAAATTTGATATTAGTGGAGAAACTATGTTCGGATTTGACAGATTAAGAAATAGTAAGGTTAATACTCCTGAGGGCAAAAGATTTTGGGCTTTAATAGATGCTGAAAAACCGAACGAGAATAGGGAAAAGTGGTTCTATGGATATACAGCAACAGAACCTCTAAAAAGTCAATTGCTTGATATAGTAGTTAAACAAGAAACGGATAAATTTAAAGAGTATTTTAACAGATACATAAAAAATAAAGATTTACAGACTTTAATAAAAACTGATGGTAGGTTGTATTATAATTTTGCAAAAGCTACTTTTAATGGAGCCGGATTTTTTCAAGGTTTTTCAAATAGTATAACAAGAGCTTATAATGCAGGAGAAAGAAGTGCAGAAGCGTTATTAAAATTATTTATTGAACTGCGTCTAGATATTTACAAGGTGCCTGAGCTTTCAAGATACAGACAAGAAGCTAGAGAGTTAATAGCTCAAGGAGGTAGAAGAATTGCTAAACAAGTAGGAGTTCAGATTGGATAATTTTAAAAAAGATAAAAAATGTTAAGATATTATCCATCATTTGCAGTAAAACCAAATTTGAATTCACTAGGAGGTGAATTTCTATTAAATGGTTTACCATATTCTGGTAGGTATTATGAAACATACGATGGTAGAGCATTCACAGGACCTACTCCAGAAATTGGACCTAGTGAACCTTTAGAAAGAATCCAATCATATCCTTACGCTCCAGTTACTTCAAGACTTGGTTTATCTACTTCTCAAGTTAAAGAACTAGCCAATAAAACCGGTGTGGTTCCTTCTATTGGTATTGATAATTCAAGAATACCAGGACAACCTAATTCATACTATCCACAGCCTATTGAACAAGATTATAAGAAAGGATATCTTATTAGATACTTTACTAAGAAGGAAAACGAAAAAGGTTTTGTAACAGAGATATCACAAGATGAATATGATTCAATTATAAATGGTACAGCAGACTACGATATTTCTATTTACCAAACTATAACTATACTTTGGAAGTTGACAGGCCCAATGAATACCAAAAGACAATCACAATACAATATTATACCAGGTATTATTGAAACAAATCAACGATTAACAGAATCAGCTAATAGAACTTTCTTAGGTATAGTTGACTTCATTGGAGGTGACTACTCCAAATTTGCTAGACCTACTATGTAGATAGTTTTTTTACTATCGCTACAATAGTATATTATTGTTACTAATAACAGGTTATGTATTTCATCATTGAAGATAAAGAGCAATTACAGCGTCTAGAACTTTCAGACGAAGCGTTTATACAAATAGTAACGTCTAACGATTATTATCACCCTAAACTTTCAAGAGCTAGTTTAGTATATTATAACAATGGTAAGAAAGGCTACGTGTTTGTTATCAATCACTCTGAAGGCTTTTCTCTAGAGTTGAAGTTAATAGAAGACTTCTTAAAAAAACACACTAAGATCTATCTACTTGACAAGAAGTTTCACTCATACTTCTTAGATCTACCTAACTCGATAGATGTACAGTTTATCTGTCTAGATAAAAACAACGAGTATAGTTCTTTTAATTGCGCAACAGTAGTACACAAGGATTTTTATATCAAGCACCCGGTACTACCTACCTTAAACGAGATCATACCAATATCTAAACACTATGAAAAGTGTGAGTGCTTGTA